ATGCAGTCATGGCTTTGATCGGTGATGACTTCGCAGCATATGTTCCGCCTACTCAGGCAGAGCTAGATGCAGCCGCAGCCGCACAGGTTCGTGCTGAACGTGACAATCGACTTACAGAAGTAGATGCTATTGCTGGTAATGCACTGCGCTGGGCTGCACTTGATACTGACACACAGGCTGCATGGTCTGCATACCGTCAAGCGTTACTAGATGTACCACAGCAATCTGGATTTCCACACGACATTACATGGCCCACTAAGCCTGAGTAAGGACGTACAATGTTAGGCTTTACAGCACTCTCTCAAGCACCTCTCTCACAGTCTACTACTTCTGCTCTAGCTTTAGCTTTCCTAGCTACTACTCTAGGGCAGTCTACACCTGGAGTTATGCTCTTTGATGCTAAAGCCTTACATACCACAGCTAGTGTTTCTGCATCCACAGCGGCTAACATACTGTTTGATGCTCAGGCTGCAATAACTACAGCAGACGTTATAGCAAACACAGCCATTAGTGATGTACTCTATGAGGCACAGGCTTATGTAACGGCCAGCGCTGCTACAGCAAGCTTCACTACAGGTACGTTAGACTACGAAGCCTTAGCACGCATTACCCCTACAGGTGCTGTAGCTACAGGTGAAGCAGATCAGTTTGGTGATGTAGATGCTAAGGCTAACATTACCCCTACAGGGTCTTCCTCTAGTGCTGTAGTACAGGATGTCTTATACAACTTAACGGCTAATATAATACAACCTGCTGTAACTGCGTCCTTTAATACAGGTACACTAGATTACACACTTACTGCAAACATAACGCCAACAGGTGCTTTTGCAACGAGTACTGCTAGTGACTTTGGTGGCGTGGATGCTAAGGCTAACATTACCCCTACAGGTACTAGCAGCAACACCTCTGTGAATAACTTTGCTGATGTAGACGCTAAGGCAAACGTAGTACCTTCTGCAGTGTCTGCTTTCCTTACTATTTATATCGGTGACTTTGCTGATGAGGATGCACAGGCCAGAGCGTTTATACCCCCAGCTGTTTCAGTAACAAATGCAACAAGTGTTGACTTTTCTGCTGATTCACTTATAACTACAGGTAGTACATCTGCTTTATTAAACGTATCTACATTAGATGCTTTAGGTGGAGCTAAAGCTACCTTCTCCGGTACATTAGCTAATCTGTATCGCAACTTAGATGACCCTGTAACAGTGATATTCCCGTATCAAGACTTTGCAGATGACTACAACACAGGTAGAACTCTCTTTGTTTCTGCATATGAGGGTAGCGCTACAGTACACATTGCAGAAGAAAATTACACAGTCTACATACAAGAACAACAAGGTAGCAACACTGTCTATATTGCAGCGTAAGGAATAGTTATGTCATATAAATGGCCCGATAAAGATAAAGATGAGATCGTAGACTACAGTGTTGACTGGTCACGTTTCTTAAAGGATGACACACTGGCTGCTGCTGTATGGTATGCCAAAGATGCAGCGGGTGTTAAGACACAGTTTAGTGACTCTAGTGTAATCAATGGCTTACAGTTTGTTACTGGTACACTGTCTGGACAGGTTTCTACTGCACGTTTCTCTTTAGGCACAAACAACATTAGATATACTATTATCTGTAGTATTACGACAGGCTCTGGGCTACAATATGAGCGCAGCATCTTTATGCGTGTCAAGGAGAAGTAAGAATGGCATACGACTACATTAGCCTAGTTAACGATATTAACCGCCGCCTTAATGAAGTAGAACTTACGAGTGCTAACTTCCCTGCAGCTACAGGCTATTACAGCTTTGCTAAGGATGCTGTTAATGCAGCTATTCGCCACATCAATCAGGAAGAGTTTGAGTGGCCCTGGAACCATGTAGAAGAAACAGAAGTCTTAGCTGTTGGTGAAGTGCGCTACAGTATGCCTTACGATAGTAAGACTATAAACATGAATACCTTTCGTATCAAACGTGATGCGGATCTTAATGTAGAAACAGTGAAGCTAAAGACTTTATCTTATGAAGAATGGCTTGACAAGTTCGCTGATTATGAGTATAACTCTGAAGCAAGCACTAGAGGAATACCTACTTACGTTGTACGTACACCTAGTAGAGAACTTATCTTCTCCCCACCACCTGATAAAGAGTATGAAGTAGTATATGAGTATTTCCGTACAGGGTTTGATCTAGAGTCACCTACAGATGTACCTACACTCCCTGAGCAATACCGCTATACCATCGTTGATGGCGCTATGTACTACGTATATCAGTTCCGTGGTGACATGCAGGCAGCACAATTAGCACTACAAAAGTTTGAGCAAGGCATTAAACAATTACGTAGCTTACATATTAATCGCACTGAATACCTGCGAGACACGAGAGTATATTACTAATGGCTACACAGTGGCAGACATTCCCTATTGAGTTTAGAGGTGGTCTCATCTCTAACCTTAGCCCTCTACAACAGGGTAGTAATGCTGTGGGTTCTGCTACTATCTTGCAGAACTTTGAGTCTAGCAAAGAGGGTGGCTATTCTAAGATTAAGGGCTTTGTGAAGTTCAGCACTACAGCTGTACCTGGGTCTGGCCCTATACTAGCGCTCAAAGTGATAAGCTCTGGGCGTATTGTTGTAGCTAGACAGAACGGTTCTAACGTAACAGAGTACTACTACGGCACAGGTACTACGTGGACATCCATGGGTGCAAGACCTTTGCTTGGTGGTAAGGCTAAGCACGTTCTATATAACCTAGACGGTGATGATAAAGTTATCTTTGTAGATAGTAATAACTACCCTGCTACGTACAACACATCAGGCAATACTCTCACAGCTATTACAGGCAGCACAGACGTACTAGGTGCAGAGAATGTAGCAGTGTTTAAGGATACAGCATTCTACGCTAAGGGTAACAACCTATACTTTACTGCACCCTTTACTGTAGATGACTTTAGTGCAGCTAATGGCGCTGGATCTATCAACGTAGCTAATGAGATAACAGGTCTAGCTGTCTTCCGTGACCAGCTTATAGTCTTTACTACTGACAGCATTAAACGCATAACAGGTAACACCGCAGCAGACTTTCAGGTAGCACCTATTACAGACCGTATTGGCTGTGTTAATGGTGACACTATTCAGGAAGTTGGTGGTGACATTATGTACCTTGCTCCTGATGGTATCCGCTTGCTGAGTGCTACGGATCGTATTGGTGACTTTGGTTTGGATATTGCTTCTGATCCTATCGCTAAGGATGCCACCACGTTCCTTGGCAGTACGCCTAACTTCTGTTCTGTACTTCTGAGAGAGAAAGCTCAGTATCGTATCTTTGCTTATATCGAGTCAGAACAACATGAAGCAGCTAAAGGCTTAATCGCTACTAAGTTTGTGTCACAGGGTGCATCGGGTATTAGCTGGTCTACTACGTATGGTATAAAAGCTTTTGTAGCAGACAGTAGATACACAGATACAGCTGAGACTATTGCTTTTGCTAATACAGATGGCTATGTGTATGAGTTAGATACAGGATCAAGCTTTGATGGGCTACCTATTGAGGCTATCTACGAGTCACCCTATATGCCTCTGTCTGATCCTCAGATGCGTAAGTCATTCTACAAGATGACATTGTATGCAGAACCTACTGGAAGTATGTCTCTGGATCTTAACGTTAAGTATGACTTTGGTTCAACTACAAACACAGGTGTTATACAACCCGCTACACAGAGCGTAGAAAGTACGGGTACATCTGTATTCATATTTGGGGACTCTAACTCTGTGTTTAACACCTCTACATACGGCGGTGAGTTAGACAAGATCTACAACACAAATATTATTGGCTCAGGTAAGACTATAGCCATTCGTATTGAAGACAATTCTACAAACCCTACATTCACTCTAGACACAGCCCTGCTAGAGTTTAGACAGAACGATAGACAGTAAGGACTAAAACATGGCAGGTTATACACGTCAGGATACAGCAAACAACATTGCTAACGGTAACGTTATTGATGCGGATGACTTTGATGCTGAGTACAATGCCATTGAGGCAGGATTTAACGCATCTACTGGTCACGCTCATGACGGTACTGCAGGTGAAGGTGCGCCCATCACTAAGGTAGGCCCAGCGCAAGACCTTATTGTTTCAGGTACTGCTCTTACGCCTAAGACTACTAACACTCTGGACTTAGGTACAGCCTCTGTACAATATAAGAATGCTTGGTTTGATGGTACTGTAGACACAGATGCCTTAACTGTATCAGCTAATGCTACAGTAGGTGGTACTCTTGGTGTTACAGGTATTATAACAGCTACAGGTGGTGTCACTGGTAATGTAACAGGTGGTGTCACTGGTAATGTAACAGGTAATGTTACGGGTAATGTAACTGGTACAGTATCGGATGTATCAAACCATGACACAGATGATATTGCTGAAGGTACTACAAACTTATACTTTACAGATCAGAGAGCTAGAGATACCCTTTCTGCTAGTGGAAGTTTAAGTTATGATTCTGCTACAGGTGCTTTTACATATACACAGGGTGATACAGACACTGTAGCAGAAGGCACAACTAACCTATACTACACAGATGCACGTGCTACTGCAGCTGCTGAGGCTGCTATTAGTGTCACTGACGATGGCGGTGACGGTAGCTTAACTTACGATGAGGGTGTTATTACATACACTGGCCCTAGTGCAGCTGAAACACGTGCTCACTTTAGTGGTGGTACAGGCGTAAGCATTACAAATGGTGTTGTAGCTATAGGTCAGGCTGTAGGTACATCATCTAATGTTACGTTTAACAACGCTGTAGTTAATGGCGATCTTACCGTAAACGGTACTACTACAACAGTAAACACTGAGACACTCAACCTTGCAGATAACCAGATTGTTCTCAACTCTAATGAGACAGGCACACCTACACAGAATGGTGGTATTGAGAT